GTGGAGGGGGGGGGGGGGGGGGGGGGGGTAGACTCAAAGCGGTTTTAAATTGCTTGTTTCGTACACCATCTTCCCTCCAGTACTCCTATCTTTATTAGAGAAGAAAAGCTGAGGAAGTGCGAATCTGTTTTCGGGTTATTTGTTAAAAAACCCACTTTGGATTCCGCAGTTCCTCTGCAAGTTTTTACGATTGAAGCCGTTACGTCAAAAGAAATTTCTTTTGCACGACTAGACTAATCTGGTTTACGCAGTCCGCTAGCTTTCATCGCTGATTCGGCCATGTACTCTTTGTTCTGGTGAACCTGAGAGTAGACCTTCATAATCATGGTCACATCCCTGTGGCCCATCAGCTTTGCCAATGTCACAGGATCAACTCCGTTTTGCAGTGCTTGTGTGCAGTATCCTTTACGGAATGCTCCGAGATGGATTTTGATTCCGTACTTCTCGTTCATTCGCCTGATTGCACAATTCGTTGAGAGCTTGTTCCAGGGGTTTCCCTGTGTGTTCGCCATAATTGGCCCCTCAGGGTTTCGGCTTGCATAGGTCGCGAGTATCTCCATGGCTCTATCCGAAGCGATGTAGACCGTTCTGGCGTACTTCTTGCCCTTCGCTTCTGCCGCAGGGAATACAACCATTCGTTCGTCCTTACGGAAGTGCCTGGCCTCGATCCTGATTAGCTCTTGGGGTCTCATGCCAGTATCCCAGGCAAGTATCAGAAGGTCTTTGAGCGGAGAGTCAGGGACGTTGGATTCGAGGTAGGCCCACTGTTCAGGAGTTATGTAATCTTCTCGGGCTTCAGGGGAACACTTCTCCAGATGCTCAATAGGATCAATCTCGATCAACCTGTTCTTCTTGGCCCAGCTGAACAGTCGCTTGACAGCGCGTCCAAAGTTGTGACGGGAGTTTGCTTTCCATGTCCTCTGGCTCGAAATCATGACTGAAATCTGGCTCAAACTGACATTTTCTGCCACCGTATCTCCTTTCACGCACTGGGCTAACTTATCAAAATACATACCATACCACTGCCACGTTCGCTCTGATCGAGACGTTTTCATCTCCTCAATGAAGGCATTGCAGATCTCTTTGACGGTTGCTTTGTGAGATTCCTGAGGAACCCCACCAGCCATCAGTGCGTGCCATTTGATCCAAGATTCTGCCTTGGTTTCTGCCAGCTTTATCTGCCGTTTCCCAACCTGTAAGTACCACGCTTTACGTGATTTACGGTAGAACGGCTCATTGCTTCCATCCATTGGATTAGATCACTTTTTCTGCCAACAAGCCGATTTGCTCGGATTTCAGGAAGTTTAACTTTTCCCTAACTGCTTACACTCAAAGAAAATGGGCGGTGAGGGATTCGAACCCCCGACATCCTGCGTGTAAAGCAGCTACAAATCGATTTGCTGTATGAGTTTAGGACTTTTGAATCCCGCCGAACAGCTCGGCGGGACAAGAGTGAATTTACGGTTTCGACTGCCTGCTTGTCAAGAACAATCTTGATTCATTTCCTCAAGTTCGCTTTCGAGATCCTTTAGAGCGGGGGTCATCATCGAGACTTGCTCTTCAATCGTCAGATCCAGATAACATTTGAGTAACGCTGATACGAGAGCCTCAGCTGAAACCTGACGACCTTCAAACGTGAGACCACGATCTGACAGCTCGATACAGTTTCGCTTAATCGATTCGTGGATTCGTGGTGTTGACCGTGCATTGATGCGAGGTCCAGAGCTTAATGTTGCCATCTGTCTTACCCTTCCATTTGGGATGACTGCGGAGCGGATACCGTCTGTTGCTTCAACCTAACTTTATACGATCAATCACCGTTTGTCAACGAAGAGTGTCTATTTTGCTCGCTGCGTTGATAAAAAGCATTGACCCCTATAAAAATAAGTACAGCACCTAAATCTTTTCGTGAATGTACATGGCTGTGACCACTGCTTTTAGGAAGAAAACGCTTGTTTACGTGTGTTTCCGAGAAATCCAAATTCTTTTTCAGATTTGCCGTTGACAAGTTTTGCGTTTACCGATATATTCCATTACCCCAACCGGGATGACTAGATGTCTTAACAAACGGAGTCCATATCATGGATCTGAAAAATCAGGCTGTTGTTTTAGTGCGTGCAGGGATCGCCAAGAAAATTGGCAGACCTCATTTCTCTGCCTATGAAGCGAATTGCCAAATCGAAATGTCCGTGGACCTTGGAATGGTTACAGATGCAGGGTTCCCACAGCTCCTGGGCGACATCTATGATCGCATCCAGAAGGCTGTTGATCAGCAGATCGCAGAAGAAGTGGGTCGAGATCAACCCCAGGCGACTCCTCAAGTCGCAAACAAGGCTGTTGTCCAAACTTCTGTTCCAACGCCAGTTACGGTTATCCCTGCTATCGTTGACACGCCAGTGCTGGCTCGACCTCCATTCCGTGATTTCCTGCTGGCGAAGGCTACAGAACTCGCTGTTGGTCCTCAGGGATTAGTCAAGCATTGGTACAAGAGCTTTGTGGATGGGAATGAGACGGAATTCGTACGGCAGGGCAAGGTTCTGGCCGATCTGTGGGATTCTGGGAGCATTGGTCCGTTGGTTATGAATGACAGACTTACTCATCCATTAACTTGATCAGGAGGATCACGATATGCTCGTTGTCACACGTAACCCAGGCGAATCCGTTGTACTCACTGACTCCGATGGTGTTTTCCTGGCTAAGTTCACCTATGTTGAAAAGTGCGGGGTCAATAAAATGAGGGTGGGAATCGAAGCTGGCCTAGATATCCAGATTGCTCGATCCGAGATTATGGGTAGGCCAAACGGTGGGAAAAAACCTGCTCACACTCGGTTGGGTCAAAGTTCTTAACGATCATGGAATAAACACTGTCCCGATGTCCTCGGAACAGAAAATGCCATTGATTCAAACTTCGCAATACTGGAGCGGTTTTCCACTGTCAGCAATGAAAGATTTATCACCCAAGAATATCGCTGCATTGCCAGGGCTGGCATCACGTTTACTCGTACTGGACCTGGATGGTCCGCAGGATAAGATCCGTGAATTCTTTCAAACTCGACCAGCTTTACCGCGAACTTGGCAAGTATCTACTGGCGGGGGTGGTCTGCACATCTGGTTCAGGCTACCTCACTGGTACAAACGCCCAATCCCTAACGTGTGCCTGTGGAAGGGAACTGGTAAGCATGAAGAAGTCCTCGTCCTTGGGGATCGAAGGCTTGCTACCTGTCCTCCTACTCAGTACGGCAGCGGGAAAATGTATAGATGGACCGGATCGGTCAACCCGCTCACGGGTAAATGTGGCATCGCGCCGCACTGGCTACTCAGTGAGATCGAAGACAAAACGACTCAGAAACGACAACCCTTTGCAGGATCATTGACACTTTCTGCGTCTCGATCTCTTGCTCCATCCGATGAGATCCCTGAACGACTTTCGATACTTCAGAGTTATGGTCTGGTGCTGGCTGGAAGGCCGAATCAGGCGGGATGGATACCGTGTTATCGACCAGGTGACCCTGATGACAGTCGGCCCAGCGCGTCTGTACGAATTGATGGGTCTGTGGTGTGGACAAGTGGTGGATCTATGGACTTTTGGGGTGCATTGGTTGTACTCCGTGCTTTTGAATCGGTTGAAGCCGCAGTGACGGCAATAAGAGGACTTTGATGAATTACGCTAGCGACTATACCAAGAGTGATGAAAAGGCTCGACACCTTATGCCAGCAGGAACGCACCTGGGCAAGATCTTTGCCGTGGTGGATGTCGGGTCACATCCCAAGACGTTTGAAGGGATTACGAAGGATTCTCGGACGATCAAGATCGGCTTTGAGTTTCCCCCAGAGACCACAGGTGGTCGGCCTATCACCAAATGGAATGATTACGGGGCATCGATGTATGCTACATCCAAGCTGCGTCAACTGGTGGAAAATGTGATTTCAAGGCCTCTGAATAACGCTGAGGCTGGCGAATTTAAGGTTGAAGATATCGTTGGGCGATTCGTTTCAGTCGTCTTTACGCATTCCGTAAGCAAAAAGAACGGTGAGACTTACTCTAATATCGCGAGAATCTTCCCAACCGAAAATAGCTTCGATGCTAAGTCACCTGAATTTTCCTGGTGCGTTGACGAAAATGAAACAGCCGCTCTGCCGGAATGGTTGGCTCGGATTGCAATGCAGTCCAAAGAGTTCAAACGAAAAACAGGTGGGCATATGTCTCACCCAACATATGTAATGGGCCAGGAGGTGGCTGGATCAAGTATTGACTTTACTCCTCCACCCGTAACACCTGCTCCTGTAGCTGTTAAAGACCCTAATGTCGCCATGACATTTGGTTTCTAAGGGATGTGGAAACGCCCAAGGACGGGCAACTTTATTCAGGAGGCAGGACTATGACGGCAGATCAAAAAATAAGGGATGCTTTTTCGGATGCCGAAAAGGCTGTGCCTGAGACAGAGTTAAAAGTTAGCGTGATTCGAGAGGCTTCTGAGTCTCACAAGGACGATGATGAGCGGCAATACGAGTACATTTACGAGCGATTAGCCAAGCCTAAACGGTCTGCTCTTGCCCGTGATATGGACGCATGGTTATATCTACATAAGGTAGCCAATGAACTTCTGAACATGGCTCAGGTCTGTTTGCTCAATGCGGAAGGCGATACGCCTGGTCCCCTGCTCTCTCGATTGCAACGACCTGTGATCAGATCACCAAAGAACTGGAGGATCTGCGGTATCTGTAACGGGACTGGTGAAGATCCGAATATCGCCTTCTGCAACGGATGCGGGGGACATGGGTATTATGTCTAAGCTAACCTACTCTGCGTTAATGGATTGCGAGTTTTCAACTTATCCGTACCAGGATGAAGCGATTGCCAAAATTAAAGCGTGGATCTACGACTACGATCACAAGGCAGGGATTCTGCAAATGGCGACTGGGACGGGTAAAACCGTAACGGTGGGTGTCCTGATTCGTCAATTGATTGAGGAAGGGTTGATTTCTCGGGCTTTATTTGCAGTCCACAGAACGGAGCTTGTGAAACAGGCGATTGATACGTTTGAATTGTGTGGGCTGATGGTGGGTCGTGAGCAAGGTTCTATTCATGGGTTTGCCATGGGCGATCCGCATGTGGTTTGCACGACGATCCAGTCGATGACCAAGCGATGCAAGCGTTATCAGCCGGACGATTTCCAGTTGATCATCACAGATGAAGTCCACCATGCGGGAGAATCCAACAAGACATACTCATCTGTTTACGACCACTTCCCTGACGCAAAACTCGTTGGAGTGACTGCAACGATAGATCGACCTGACGGTCAGAGCCTAAAGCGTTTCGAGGATGTCGTTTACAGCTACTCGCTATATGAAGCGATTCACGATCCTGTTGGGCCATTTCTATCGCCTGTCAAGTTTGTCCGGTGTACTCTGGGGGTTGACCTCAGGGGTTGTAAGACAACGGGCAGGAATGGCGACTTTGCCCAGGGAGACCTTGGTCGTAAGATTCAGCCAGCCATCGAGTTATTGGCAAACGCTATCAGTAATGAGATTGAGGGTCGGAAGAAGATCATTGTCTTCATGCCGGATGTTGGATCGAGTATCGCGATGGCTGATGCCTTGAAGCAACTGGGGCATTCGTGCGACTGGGTTTCTGGCGATAAGCCTGACCGAGACAACACGATAATGCGTTATAAGAACGGTCTCACGAAGATCCTTGTCAACTGCCAGATCCTCACCGAAGGTTTTGATGACAAGCCTACGGACTGTATCGTTTTAAAGCCGACTCGAAGCCGGATTGCGTATGCCCAGATGGTTGGTCGTGGGACCAGGCTCTGTCAAGGTAAGAAGGATTGTTTGGTTCTGGACTTCTCACACACAACCGACATGGATTTGATCGGGCCAAGTTCGTTGACAGATTGTGAGGATGTTGACTCGAAGCGAGCTGAGGAACTGGTGGAAGAAGGTGTTGACCTATGGCAAGCCGTTGATCGTGCCAAGACGGAACGGAAGCAGAGACAGGAGATCAAAGTTCCGGTAGCCAAGCTGGATATGACTTATCGACGGGTAGAAATCAACCCGTTTGAGATTGCGAATTCCTTGGGGATGTCTCGAGCCATGTTGTCGAGTGCGAATCGGTTTGGTGAATTGGCGACTCCGGCTCAAAAGGATTTTCTGACGAAATCAGGCATGGCAGAAGTCAGTAATATGACCAAACGACAGGCATCCCAGCTGATTGGACAGGTGATTGACAGGCGTAATTCAGGTCTCTGTTCGATCAAGCAACTGAATTATCTGATTGCGTTAGGGATGAAGCCTGAAAAGGCTCGGGGATTGCAGTTTAGCGATGCATCGGAAGCGATTCAGAAATACAAAGGAGGTCAACATGCAAATTGATGGAATTCCAGTCTCGATTAACAGGCTGCAAGAAGAGATCGCCAGGCGATTTGATGTCGATGTGATTACGGTACACCCGCACGAACCTGACAGCGAATCTGATGCAAGTCCATACAGGTTCATGGTTTGTTGCGAATTTGATGATGGTCGTGTGTATATGGCTGACGTATCGTCAGTGAAATGCACCAACAAAACATATGTCAATCAGTGGATCTCAAGAATGAGGAATCGCCTTGGAATTCACATCTGACTACCGGAAAGCCATGAACAAGAGGCTTATTTTTGTGTCGGCCCAGATGAGGCTGACAGGATGCTGTCCAACGTCCGAACTGATGGACGAAAAAGTACCTTTACCGTTGTGCGAATCGCAGGAATCAGGACATAAGGCAGGAGCTTACAGTGCAAGACTTCGCGAAAGAAAGAGAAGAGAAAATGCAGGAAAAGGACCAGGCTGGAGAGCCAAAGAACGAAATGAAGCCAGACAACAGGTGGTCAACGACCGACGGAGTCACAATCACGCTGGTGGTTGAGCCTTACAAGGCTCAGATCTTCTACTACCAGGAACAGGACTTGCACTACCTAACGGTTTACGTGCTTGCCGATGGAGTGTTTGTGAAAGACGATATCTTTGGATTCTTGGAGTGGGAAGGTCATCCGTCGAGAAAAGAAGCGATCCAGGCGTTCCATTTTTACGTAGCAGCACGAAGGGAAAAGTCATGCAGCTGATTTACAAACCGAAGGTACACGTTGCGACTGTGTCAGTCTACCGTGACTACGACCTTGACGATTATGCCATAGGGATGAAAACGAACGGCATCCATAGCCTGGACCAGATACCAGAGTTCGCTGGACGGTTATGCTACCAGTCGTTCAAAAACCCCCGTCCTGGGGGCAACAAGGCTTACCTTGGGCATATACTCGAGGTTGGTCATGGAAGCGTCCTGGAACACTCCCACGTTGGCCTATTGATGACGGGGATCTCTCGGAGCCTGACTCATGAGTTGATCCGGCACAGGGCAGGTACAGCCTTTTCACAATTGTCCCAAAGGTACGTTGAGCCTGATAAGCTGGGGTACATTATTCCACCTCTAATCCTTGGCGATCCTGTTGCGGAGCAGCTGTTTAAAGAGGAAGTCACTCTTGCGTCCGCTTCTTACGACCGGATGCTCAATGTTTGCACCACGACTATCAGCCGAATGTGGCAGAAGCAGAACCCTGATGTGACCGCTGGCCGCGAAGCGTTGACATATATCCGCAAGAAAGCTCGCGAAGCCGCGAGATCTGTACTGCCAAACTCGATTGAAACGCATATGTTCATGTCAGCAAACCTGAGAGCCTGGCGAAACATCCTTGAGCAGAGAGGGTCGATTCATGCGGACCTTGAGATCAGGAGATTGGCAGTGGTTATAGCCAGAGAATTGAGCGTGTTTGCTCCAAGCGTATTTCAGGATATGATCATATTCTTTGATCTTGATGGTTACGAGTCTCTCAAATTTGAACACAGGAAGGTTTGAACCATGGATCATTACATCATGCTACTCAGGCTTTTAAAGCTGATTCAGCTGATTGGCGAGGTTTCTGAAGAGAGACCCGAATTGAGTTTCAACTGGTGGCTACCTCTGGCAGAAAACAGGCTCAGATTAGAGATAAACGCATCCTCAGGGAGTATAATATAAATGATCAACTTTCAATTGGAAGTGTTCAAAGATGGGCTTGAAATTCAGGCCTACAAAGATTTGAGACAAAAGAGTCCCGACAAGGCCAACAGGCTTCACTCCGTCGAAATCGATCTGACGAATCGGGTTCTGACTCAGAGGGATGCGGAAGGTTTTGCCCTGAAACGATATGAGATAAAAGAGAATGGCAAGCTCGTTGGACGCAGAACAAAAAATCGAAAGGATCAGCAATTGCCCAGAGTATTACCGATTGGCTGACGGAAGGCCTTTCTGGCTATTTTCGGCAACTGATCTAACCACCACCCTGTGGAACCATGGAATTGTGGGTTGGCCTTATCACTGTGCGATTTCTGCTCTGGAACATCTGTTTCGGATGGGAGTTAAAGAGGGTGAGGCTGACACGGATAACGAGTCTTTCAAGTGGTGGTGGCATGACGTGCCGGATACCCTTGGGAGGCGAAAAGCATACGATCTGGTGATCCTTGAGCGTAGAAAGTTAGGTCGATGATGGCTGTTTACATGGGGTTTGATCCTGGCCTTAAGGGCGGGATATCGATTGTCAACGAATACGGTGATGTACAAGCCACTTACGTGATGCCTGTGACCAAAGGTGAGGGTGGCTCGAGTATCAATTTCTACGAGGTTGCCAACCTGGTGCGGGAGTGGAACCCTGATTTCTCTGTGATCGAGAAGGTTTCTGCCATGCCCAAGCAAGGCGTGACGAGCATGTTCACCTTCGGGATGGGGTTTGGTGGCTTACAGGCTGTTCTTGCGACTCTGGATAGTCCATTCACTCTGGTTCGGCCACAAGTCTGGCAATCGGCAGTATTTAAGGGAATGGACAAGAAGTTGGGCAAGGCTCGCTCGATCATCTATTGCCAGCAAAGGTGGCCTGAACAAGGCAAGCTCAAGGACGGTCCAGCGGACGCTTTATGTCTGGCGATCTATGCCAGGGCGATGAAAACATCGGGGGTTATCGAAGGTCGCCATTGATACAACCAGGAACTGTGTGCCGATTTATTCATTGGTCGGTGCTATTGCTGTGTCTTGCTGGGGAGCATTTCGCTTTCTTAGATGCAGTGATCCAGTCAGACTGATCCACTCGAGAGGCAGTAGCAAGCAGTTTCTGTGGCCCAAAGGATGGGCAATTTTCAGAGACTGGTGTAATCGCTGCATCGTTTTTCGCAGTCTTCTTCCGCTGTTCTGGGCTGTGGGTGGTGGCACTGGAAGAGGGGAATTTCTGACTTCATCCCACCGCAACCGCATGTTTTGCGGATTTTTTGATTGCCAAATTCGTTTAAAACTGGATCGCCTTTCAAGGCACAACCGTTGAGTATGCCGAGCTTTCTGCCTCTTTCTTTGTACCACTGGGATACGATTGAGGCTCGAGATTGGTTATTGAAGCAGTTGCGGCAGATATCGTAATCGGTATCGCTCATCTCGCGTTTGAAGAAACTGCAAGTGCCTGGTTCTGTGCATACGCATGTGTGAGCCATTATAGTGCGACCCTGATGTAGGTTTTCGATCTGTCTGTCCCACGCCCTGACGCTTCTGTGTAAGTGACTTCCATGCTGATCGTGTAGTAACCTTCGGAGTCCCACTGGTGCTGTATAGGCTGGTCGAGGAGGCATGCATCCGCAGTTCCATCGCCCCAGTTCAGAGTGACAGTCCTTACAATTGATCCTCCTCCAAGACCGACTTTGGGAAGCTCTGAATGCGGAACAAAAGTGTATGGAACGCCGCTGCTGCCTATGCTGGTGATAGTGATTCCACATGTCGGAAGAATTGAAGGTGTTCGAGTCCCGAACGGCAAACACAGCATGTTCGCTTCGTTGGCAAATTCAGGGTCGCCTGCTTCCGCATCGTCAGGGATAAATTCTCCTTGCCCGGGATATCCACCAGTCCACGACCCTCCTCCCGCTACTCCCGGCTTCCAGGGGATCTTCTCTTTCCAGAGTATTAAATTGTAATCGCCAAACTTTTCAAAGCTCAGGAATTTTGACCCAATCAGCGTGTCGTTTGAGTACCATTCAACATGTATATACCACCACTTATCAGAGGACTGTGTAAATCCGAATGAGATCCCGATTGACTTGGCATAGCTTGCTTCTACGCTAAATAGCGGATCAGGAGCTTCATGCATGGTCTCAAAGACTGTTGCTTGGCTGTAAGAGACTTCGTCTGCCGCTGGTAAATCGTATGCACCTTTAACGACCTTGTAGGGGTCAGGGTTTGACCAGGTGTTCGGGTATGGTGGGTCTGGACGCTTGTACCAAATGGTGGCCTTTCCCTGAATATTGTACCGATCCATTTTGCCTGGGTTCATGTCGGACCATTGCTCTAAGTGCCAATGATGGTATCCCGCAAACTGAATGGTAGATCCGTAGGAGGTTATTCCTGCGTCTGGGTCATAAGAAGATAAAGGAGTGCCTTGAATCGGCTCATCCAGAACTGGTACAAACCCTGCTGCGACCACCCATTCAATGTTGCCACCCCAACGGTATTCGCGTGTGACAGAGTTCTTGAAGATGTGGTCCCCGAAATGGGCGTGCCATCCATTTGTCCTGATCCTGATCCCGCGCTGTCCATCCATTACGATGAGCGTATCTGATCCAGGTTGCAGTTTGACCTTGTTTCCGCTTGGAATAATTGAGCCTAAAGCACCCCAGTTTAGTATTGTTGGAGCTTTGCCCGACAGTGTTACCGCACATTTGCTGAGAAGTTCAAACTTCATAGTGTGATAGATTGTCGAGATTGCGTGTGGACCATAAAGATAGCTTGTCCTGATTGGACCCGCATAACGATCAAAGACAATCCTGCCTGGTGGACTTGGTGGTGGAGGGTTGTAGCCACCTGAGACAAAATAGTGTCCACCAAACTCTGTTAGCCCCATAAAAAGTCGTTCAATCCCGTAAAACTTGGGATAGTAAACGCCTGGTAGGGTTGGGTCGGAATATCCTGTCGGCTTATTGGCCCACCACATGATAAGATCCCGCCAGTCCGTTCGCCCTTGTGTCACATCCATCTCATCATTCGCAGTATCGTTGACTTCCACCTCGGATGTGCTGGAGCTTGCTTGAAAATACCAGCCTGAATAGCCTCGGACCTGATACGTATTGCCATCATCGCCTTCCATAATTGCGACACGCCAGTCTTGGATATGCTCTAAAGCGACTTTGTCTGGTACTGAGGGGTTAACAAAGTAATTTCCCTGATCGTCCTGTTGATCCAAATAAACAAATTCCATGATGCCGCCAAACCCGAATAAGCTGACAGGCCAGCCTGGGTCTTGCGGAGCTTTGCACCCTCTAGGAAAAAAAAAATAAAACCCCGGTGTGAGGATCTCGGGTTACTGGGTAAACCGTACTGACGTATTTTACGGAGGAATTTCCTAAAGTCCCCTCTGCGGTTATCGGTATCCTCTGCGTGGGATCAAAATTGTAAACCGGATCAAAAGAGAAATGCCCGCTTCGAGAGGACGACTTCCTCCAACTGCCAGCCCCTTGGTCAAACTGCACTTCTGTCCATGAGTACCTGTAAATCACCCTGCCGGATGCAAAACTCTGGTCAACCTGTTCGGCGTTTTCTTCGTCAATCGAGACCCAGAATGATTCAACACCAGATACATCTGGCTGTACCGATCCGTATGTCGATCCGCTTTTGACGTATGAGCCAGGACCGTAATAGCCTGTAGTGTTTGTGCTTGCCGAGTTCCGGTTCAGCTTGGAGGCCGAAAGTGGTTCGCCAGCCCTAAATCGATCAGTCATGTTTATGCCCCTAGATAAGCAACCTTGCCGCCACTGAGCAGCGAGTTTACGCTTGCGGTTTCGGTAAGTTTTTGAAGGTAAGTTGCCATTTCAGCAGTGTTTGCGGCGGTCTCTTCGGCAGCGTTCAGCCCTCTATCAGAGCCAGCGATCTCGTCTCGGAATGCGGCAGGAGAGAAGTAGCTTGAGAGTCGGCCTTTTTCAGCCATCGGCGGGAGCGGTTGGAACTTGGCTTCGCGTTCTGTGGACATGGTGATGAATTTCATGACTTCCTTGTACATTTCGGAGTCAGGGACATCGGGCAATCCCTTGCTGAAGAACTCTTTAAGATCGTCGATACTTCTAATGTTTTGAAATGATTCGGCCAACTTCATAAGCCTGTCGCCAGCTCCACTGCCAGCCGTATCCTGTGTGCCGTAGACGAATGACCGAGGGCTTCCTGCTGAAACAGCATTGATTCTAGCCTGAGCCTCAATAACGGCTTTTGACATACCAGGAAGTTTCGTACCAGGTCTTGCGATCAACCCTCGGTTTTCACGATTGAGCCTTATCGACCCTTCGACAAGTTGTTGATCCGCATAGAATTTCCTGTCTGCTTCCTTCTGGGCGGGAGACTGGTATCCTGTTTGCCGAGCAATGAACTCCGAGATGGAGATAATCGTGTTGCCCATATCCTTTAAGGCTACTTCAAACCCGCCAAATGACTCAATAATCTTAATGAAGACACCTGTCATCTTTAGGCTGAAGACAACGAGATCCCTTGCAATGGTAAGGATTTGAATTCCAAACGCTTTGCCATACTCCATGATCGTGCTTCTGGCGTTATATGCGGCTTGCCCGAAAGCGAGAATATAGTCACCAGCACGCGAAATAGCGTAGACAAAAGATGTCAAGGCAGTTCCAAATCCACCTCCAGTACCTCCAGCACGCATATCTTCAATTGATGCTTTAGCACCATCCGCAAACCCTTTGAGCTTGTCGTATACGGTAGTCAACAGAGTATTACTGACAATCAGTAAACCCTTGGCAAATGGTTCGACAACCCGTCCTAATTGGACAAACATGCCCTCAAACAAGCCGAGAATCTTACGCTGCTGGTTAGCAAATTCGTACTGCGTTTTTTCCAAGTCGCCCGTGAATGGCAGCGTTTGGCGTTTGAATTCTGACAGGAGCGACATCGTTCGACCTTCAAACATCGTGCCAGGCTTGCCGCGAGAAGTATCGTTCTTCGTGATCTGGTCGAGCATAGGGGCAGAGACTGTTACGCCCATCCGTCTCAAAGGAGTGAATCTTCCTGCAATGGCCGACTGGACCATCTTGCCTAGATCATCGCTTGCAAGGTTAAGAACTGATCCTGCTTCTGCGACTTGTTTGAAAATGTCCACGGCAGCCTGGGCTGACTGATCGCTGGAAAGTGATGTTGTTTGGCGAACTTGTCCTGCGATCCTTGTCATGAGCCTGAGCGAATCTGTTGCCGAGATCCCGTATCTTGCCTGGTAGTCCATCGAAGTGTCGATCAGCTTGCTGGAACCTTTTCCAACATAGACCTTTGCGGCATTTTCCAGTTCAGTCAGTGCTGATGCGGCTTGTACGGCTCGAGAAAGAATTCCGCTGACACCAAGGGTCAGGTTCGTAACAAAGTTGATAATCCCGCCTACGGCTTTGGAAAGCGAGTCCACGAAGAAGGTTAACGCCTTAGAGGCGATATCTAAACCTGTCATCAAGCCCTGACCGAGCATGGAAACAAATGGACCGATTACAGGGATTGCACTGCCTAAGGATGTGGCAAACGAAAGACCGATCTGGGTGAAGCCTGTCAAGGCGCGAACAGAATCTGTACCAGCGGAGGTGATACCCTTAAATAGGCCTTCGATACCACGACCAGCAGAGTAAACACCATTGTTCATGATGTTGGCAGCGTCGCCGAGGGCAAACGGATTGCGTTCCGAGCCTGGGAATGGGCGCTGAAAAACTCGGAAACGACTCATTAGGGGCATCTGACCAGGGTTCCCGAAGCGGGAGACCATGAACGGGTTAGACCCGCTTGAGCCAAAACCTTTGCCTGATTTCAGGTCGAAGAGATTTTGGGCAATCAGCTTACGATGCCATGATCCGTTGGTCAGATTGTAGAGTAGACCTGAGGGACCAGTGGTCGATTTACTGCGGGAGCGTCTCTCGAGTTCCTCTTGGCGTGCTGCGGCTCTTTCGCTGGCTTTTGCTGCCTTCTCTGCTGCCTTAGCGTCACGTTCCTTGGCTCTTGCAATCGTTGCGTCGTACCGTTTCTGGGCTATGCCCTGGTCGATTGGACCAACAAACAATGCCGACCCTTCCTTGCCTTTCAATCTAGCGTCTTCCTTGCCCTTTGCTACCATCCTTTTGTACGTCTCGTTTGCTGAGTTCTCACGCTGCTTGGCAATGAAATCGGCTTCTCTTTTCTGGAACTTGACAAATGAGCGACGGTACTTGGTCATTGCATTCAGGTCGCTATCCTCATTGCCTCCGGCAGCACCACCTGACTTACCTCCTCCTCCAGCACCACCAGTGAGAACTTTGACAACTCCAATGTCTTTCAAGCCTTTAAGTGCAGACGAGAGACCATCGGCGCGGATTCTGGCGACTGCAAGTTTACCGTTCAGAGCATCCAAAGAGGAAAATAGTTTTGATCCACTGAAGTTAAGCTGGAACATCGAGTCAATCTTGGCGTTGGCTTTCGCCGCTACCCTGTTGATCGTGGAGAGAGCTTTAGTCAGTTCGCCGAAGTCTGATCCCGTGATATTGACTGAGTTGGACATGGATCAGCCCTCTATGGTTATTTCTGGGTCGAATTGGACTTTGTCGCCAACCATCCCGTAGTAAAGAAGGTTCTTGAAATCCTTGTACGGGTAAGGGTATACGGCTTGAAAATCATATGGTTCTACTGGGATCATAGCGACTCGGTGAACACGTCTGCCTCCGGCGGCTGGAAGCATCTGCACTACGTAGCCAGTCTTGAACGACGGGTTCTTTGTGTCTGCTGGAACTTCACCTGGTTGCAATCCTATTGAGGTTGGCGTGGCTTGTCTGCTGTACCACTTAATCACATCGTTTGGTGACGGCAGATAATCGCCCGTATATCTCGTCTGGTTCCACTCCATGTTCGGATTAACGATGAATTCGTGTGTCACCTCGTAACCAATTTTTCCTGTGATCGGGCTTGTAGATTCAGTGATCTCTGCGGAACTGTATAGCACTCTGCCTCTGGAGTATCCCAGGAAAGACTTCCTGTTGACGCATCCGATGTATAGGCCTTCGGGTATGGATAGCGGACCGACTTCCCCAGGAAATCCTGCCGTGTTGCTTGAGTCCAGCTGACCAGGGTTGCCAATAGCCCCAGCGTCCAACAAGTCTTTCAAGCTAACCCACGGGTATGACACTTTGAAAGTGATCTGGGGTTCTCTAACAGGGAAACCTGTTGATATTGGTTGAATCCATTCCGGCTTGCCCATGTAATCTATAGGTGCGAGCAGATTCATGTTCCCTGGGTCAGACTGATCTCCACCTGGAGTCCCTTTGGGAATTACAATTACGTTGGGATCTATAAAAGTGAACTCCGGTTGCCCATCAAACCTGGTGGGAACAACTCCCAGCGGTACGTTCTTGAGCGACTCCATTCGCAATGAAGGCTCTATGTCGATTTTTGCGTAACGAATTCCATATCTGTTCTGATACGGATCAGGTTGCCAAGTGATATTGATTTGCCAAAACTGAGATCGGATACGTGGAAACGGTTGCTGATAGAGCTTTAAGAAGTCTGTTTCTATTCCACCTGTGGTCGTCATGCGGAGTTGCTGCTGAACCATTCGGGTAAACTCAAGAACATCGGCATTGTCCTTGTCCCATCGAGTCTTATCCCCAGAGTTAGACATCACTCCAAGCGAAGTCCGAGTCCCAGTGTCCGATACAATCTTGGATTCCGACTGTGTGTCAAGCAGGTCTGTTCTCGGTATAAGCTCGATATCCGTAATGACCAAGTTTCTGTACTGGTTCTTCCCATGACTGCGGAGTGCCATCGCTTCGGCTAGGTCCATGTCCCAGAACTTGTTGTAGTAAGAGTATCGCTCGCGATTCCAACTCAGCATTTGCCTGAGGACAACAGGTAGGTACGCTTCGACAGCCTTCTCGGTAGGACGATCATCTGTGCTTTCTGCTTCAACCTTGCATTTCCAAGGAGCAACCCATGACTGCTGGCAACTTGTCAATCCGTTTTTACCGTAACCTACACGCCAGCCAGTCATATCGGGGAACCAGTATCGAGTGTGCGACTGAATGATCCCTGGGTCGAGCCACGAAATATCTACATCGCTTGGTTCGTCTGGAATTTTATCAATTTGATTGTATGGGATTCCAGCTACATAAGTCGGGGTCGGAGGATTGATTTTCCAAAAAGGGGTTGGGTCAGCCATTTACAATTCTCCGGTATAGATCTGGATCAACTTCGCCTGGCGGGATCGTGTTTTCAGCCATCAGAGCAGCGATCTGTAAAGGAGTTAAATCAAGAACCTCGCTGAAAGACATATGCCCATCGACGACGAGATTCTTGATCAACTTCTGATAATTCATTCCTGAATCACCTTTATGCGAATCACTGCTCAATCCGCTTTTGGGTCGTTATCTGGATCTTCCCCAGAGACTGCAATCGCTGCAATCCGCATGAATTCCGAGTAGGAGAGTTCCCCATAGAGTTCATCAATTGTGGCATCCGTGACACCTTCGTTGCGACCAATTGCGGCTTTCAGAAGAGCCTTCTGGCCTTCGTCTGAGTTGATCAGCAACTGCAAACCTTCTGGGGATGCCACTGGGGTCGGATAGAAAAGATCGGCCTTTAGAGCCTCCTTCATCACATCTCCCGCAACTTGCTTATCCATTCCGATGACCAGTTTCTTGGCCTTTTCTGATGGGAATGGTTGCAGTTTGCGGATGATTGCCTGGAGTACGCCCTGATCGCGAAGTGTAAGCTGGCGAACCTTGAATGTCGCCCCTGCCATCTTGACTTCGATTCCAGAGTTCGCCAATTTGTCGATGTAAAATGCTTCTGACATAGTAGATCCCACCTTTCAAGTGGATAGTGATTAAGCGGAAGGAGCGGGAGTCAATGCCCCAACAGCAACATAGCCTTGGACTATTTGCTTGCCAGACAGTTCGACGCTCATAGAGACTTTAACTGCATCATCGGGGCTGATCGTTACAGATCCTGTCTTGAAGAACCCGTTTGGAAGTTCCTTGAGATTTGCGATATCCGCGATAAGAGCGAACGGAACTTCTGGGTCTAAAGTCGTTTCGACGCCAAAAAAGTTTTCGTCTGGATTTTGAAGAGAATAGACCATAGCAACGCACGGTTCACCCAGATATTGCATGATGTCATGCTTGTTTCGGGCTGTGGTTGGATCAAAGGTCATACCGGGACCGGGAGTCTGATTCACAGACGAGGCGATGTAGCCTGTAAAACTGAGAGTCCCCGACTTTAGTCCAGGAAGTTTAACCTTCCATCCATTCTGACAATTAGAGTTAATTTCAATAGTATCTGTGTCCAGGGAAAGCGTCCCTTCGGAAATACAGATAGAAAACCCTACGTCATAAGTACTTGCTGCTGAGGCTAGGCCTCGAAAGTAGAGTTCTACAAAGCTGTTCCGTCCTAGAGCGTATTTGTCAACTGGCGTTGGTCTTGGCGTTACTGCCATCGGAGTCTCCTTGGTGGGATATTAGTGTCTGACTCGGAATTCCAATGTCGCAGTCCATATGCGGTTAGCTGTCAAGTTGGGCTGTTCGCTGTACGATGTGGCTCTATTAAGCAAGGTCATGTCGGCAACACCTTCAAACTGCTTGCGGTCAAAAGTCTGGATCGCTTGATCAGCCAGAGATTCGCAGTTCGCAAGTGTCGTGTGAGCCACGCTCAATTGCAGGAGACTTTCGGTCCAGAGCATCGTGTTCCCACTGAGTGTCACCTGATTGCTTTGCACCACATTCAGTGCGGCATAAGGTGGGAACAAGCCCTCAGGAATAGCCCCGACATACATCGGAGCTACTGAATTGGCTGTCCAGCGGTTAACGATCTGGGCGAATGGGATCATCGTTGGTAGGCGATTGTCACGGTGGCATCAGCAGTCAAGCCAGCACTGGCGCACTGGAGCGTGAAATTTGCGGCTGCGACAGTGATTCCGTTCAGGGGTGCGCCAATTTGCACATATCCGTAAGCCGGAACCTTGATGATGTCACCTGTTGCCCCAGTCAGGTCGTTAAAGACGAAGTTGATCGGCGCGTTGGAGCTGTTTTTTACCGACACGGAGTTGATATAAGTGATATTACCCGTGTTGCAAAACAGGTCAGGGAAGGTCGAACCCAGCAGTACTGTGGTCGCTGTCACATTTGAAACAGCCAGATATGTCTTTTTGAAGATCCGATCTGCATACATGTACGTCTGTTCGGTCGCCGTTGGTGCTGTGGGAAGCGTGGATGGCTTAGTCACGGATGACAGCGAATTGCTCTGGGTGACCGTGGATGTGCTGTTCACGTCCGAATCGGTTAGGGTCATGCTGGTAGATGCGCTGATGACGCCGGAAGCTGTGATAGGCATGGAGGTTCCCCCTGTTGTACCGTTACCTGTATCGCCGATTGAGGTTGGCACGAACCGACCCCTTTGTGAGATTTAAGACATGTTATCTGAGATGTATGGAACACGAAGACCGCGATTGTAAGTGACCTTGAGGGTCGCCTTGTCTGCGAGCGATTTGAATGCGTCTGGAAGGTTCTTCCTGAGGTAATCCTTGTAGACTCCCTCCAGTTCCCTTGCGACACCAGGCCAGGCTAACCGTGAGAGGTAAGGTCTGGGAGGGTTCCACTTTGGGCCATCCCGTTTATCACCTTTAAGGGCAGACTTGCGTTTGATCTTCTTGCCTTGAGCCTCGGACTTGGGGCGTTTGTCGTTGAACCCGTCGTTCCCTTTGGACCACCAGCCTGACTCGAGGTAAAAGCTGTAATACTCAAGGCGACTTCGCTCTGAACTATCTACAGCCCGAGGGTTTACCTGGATGATTCGAGTTCCGATGGACGGATTCTTTTTAGCAGGATAAGGCGTGATGAGCGAATTGTCGGTGTAGGCTTGCTTCTGAATCTTTTCCCGCCAGGCGTAATCCGCTGGTTTTTTTGAGGCGAATCGCTTTTCATCGCTGGCTGAATTGGTGGCTGGCCCTGGGAACTGACGGGACTCTACGCCTTTACGCCAGTGGATCGAATCACGGAGGGTTCCGGTTCTTGAGTGCGGTGATTCCTTGGGTTTAGATGACCCGTGCGTCTCATAAGGGGTAGAGAGGTAGCCCTTTGTGATCTCTACTGCTTTTCTAGCTACGGCATCCAGTGCTGATGAATTGATCTTGTGAACATCGTTGTTCGCTGAGATCCATTGCTTCGAGGCCTTCTGGGGCATGCTCTGACTGGAACCGGACGTTAAGCCGCTTTTTGCGATCTGATCGATCAGTTTTAAAGCGGAGTTGATATCCATCAGGATGTCTCCACGACGCATTCAGCGGTTGTATGGTGACTTAAAGAATTCCAGTCATTACATCGTACCACGTTATAAACATATGTTCCAACCTTTATCTGATTACGTGCCGTAAGGTTATGCGTGCCTTTGAGCAGGATGTTATGCGTTGCAGCAGAACCGTCTTTGGCGTCTTCACGGTCTACTCCACCAGATCTCGGCTGAACCAGGCATTTGACTGTCAGAGTGGGTATCCATAATTGGTAAACACCTCCCTGGACATCCTTTTGGGGTTGCAGTTCGCTGATCAGGGCTGTTTGCTTGAGGAAGTCATCAAATGCCATTGACCGAAAACCTCATGTAAGGCGAGAGTAAAGGCGACGACGAGTGCTTGAGCGAGAGCGACGAATTGAAACTCGACCGTGAATAGGAATAGTCGCCAATCTTCTCACTTTGAAGCGATTCGTCGTACCTTGCTGCTGAATACATTCCGCTGGTGATCTGAGCGATTGCAAGTTTTACGGGTTCTGGGCAATAATCAAACCCACCTGTGTATTCGATTTTATAGAAGTATTGCAGGGTATTGCATGTGTTTACATAAGGATTAATGAATGTCATGACACCGTTGGACGGATCGAGAACATATTCCAGCTTGACATCGACTCTAATTTCCGTGAGATTTGTATCGCTGGAATCGTAACTTGTGACGTATCCACAGGAATCGGATTTGACGGGATCAGACTGCTGGTAAATTTCGACACGGGAAACACTTGTGACTGGTGTTCTGCGAAGGTAGATCCGCTGACTTTGATTGATGATGTATCGTTCTGAGACTGTGTCGGACAGGAAGACGCGATTGCAGTATTTTTCTACGGACCGTGACGCAGCATCGATATAAACCTGAACGGTTGCTGGTGGAGCATCCGCTAAAGCAGGAATATATGTCAGGCATTCGTTCAGGGTCAGCAGAATATCCACAAGTCCTCCTCCAGAAAGACTCTCGAACCCAAAGGAGCGACCCGAAAGTCGCCCCAAGGGGCCGAAAGGTGGGAATCAGTTGGTTCCCTTGGTCTCGATGATGACATCAGGCTGTGGAACCGGAGTGAGTACTGAGTTGTGCAGCAAGGCAACACCGAAGGCTGGTGTTCCAGCTGACACTAAGACTTTCAGCCAAGGTTTGCTGACGAAGGCAGTTATGTTTGACGTTTGAACGCCAGTATCCTTGCCAGGGTGGTTTATGCTGATCGCCAAAAACTGATTGGCTGCCGTTGTCGTAGTGGATGCAGAAATCGCAGCACCAGTGGAAGCAGGGGCAGCTGTAATTGGCAAGCCCTGAATAGTGGATACCTGGTAACCGACCGTAACGTCAGTCCAGTTGGTTGAACCGTCAGGCGATTCCTGGATTCTGATCGTCGATAACGTGGTTGTAGCGGCGAAGTTGACCAGAAAGGTCACTCCACCGAAAGGTCCACTGGCAGTGTTGATCTGAATAGCGGTGCTACTGACGTTAGGTAGACTTCCAGAAAACACCAGATTCTTGACCTGAACACCGCTGAGCAACTGGTTATTGCGTGACATGTGATTCTCCTCTTGTGCTTATATCAAGATACTTTGATGAATTTGCCGTATTGTTCCTGAATTGTGTCAGCACCCCAACGCAGACGGAACAGATAGACACGGCGATTATTCACGGCTTCGATCTCGTTTAAGACCCGGACTGATAAGCCCATGCGAATCGGCATGAACACGCCTTGCAGCGATCCGAAGAAGACTGGGAACGCGCCTGTTGCAACTGCTGGAGCGAACATGCTGTAGGTGATCGGGAAGCCATCAATCTGGTCAGGCGTACGCTCGACAATGCCAGGATAGACTTGACCACGCTGGAACAAGTAAGCCCCGTTATTCAGCGTCCCTGTCGAAGCCTTCAGCAAGCTGATCGCTTTAGCTGTTTGCTGGTTCATCACGAAATTGAACCCTGGTTGAGCATACTGAGGTAGAATACTGAACCCCATGCTCTTGACCGTGTCAGCGTCGATTGATGCACCAGTGGTTGCCACGAAGCCAAACTTACCCGCTTCGCCACCCGCACTGGAGGAGATCGAGTTCCAGATACCCCGAGGCTGGCCTACACCTGTTCCGTAAGCGAGGTGCTTCTCGTAGTGCAGATCCATCCAGGTTTGCAGTTCCTGGTTGAAGTATTGTTCGAGGTTGAACCCTGAGTCTTCCAGCATCGTGTTGGACATCGAGATCCGGCCCATGTATTCATGCACCGGGATCGAAACTTCACCGAAGGTTGGCTCAAGGGAAGCACTTGGTGTTCCGGCTTCACCTGTCCACATACCCTGAATCGGGCTTGTGTAGATATCGTCGCGGAAGGTGGTACGCAGCATGACAACACGGTTGCTGTTGGTGGTGATCTGGCGAACACGACCTCGCAGGGTTGTTGGGGCTGGCTTACGCTGGATGATTTCGTTGAGGATATCAGGTGGTACGAAATAGCCAGCACCTTCGTCGATGCCTTCGACCAGCGTTTTGTAGGTGCGAGAGTAGCTGTTCTTGAGCTTATCTTCACCAAAATGGAGGAAAGCCTTGAAAGCACGGGCGTATTCTGGAGTCGAGATCGACTTGTTTTGCTTATCGGTCAGGATGCCCAGACCATCGTCTTGGACTTCGCCTGAGTCCGAGATCGTTGTGAACCCGGCAGAGCGTGTTGAACTGCTGTAAGGCGTGCCTACGGACTTGTTTGTCAGGTCGCGGTAAGCGTCCAGATTGACAGAGTCGAGAGCGTCGGCTTCGTCGATTTTAGCTTTGAGCGTAGGCAGGGTCTCTTGCAAGATTGCCTTGTACCTGGCTGTCTGGTCTTCGTTACGATCATCGTTGAGTCGAAGTGCTTCTGCTTCAGCAAAGGCAGACTTGAACTCAGCTCGCAGTTTTGGCGATGCTGCCATGGGATTACTCCTTGATAAAGGCGCGAAACGCTTCGAGTAGGTCGTTAAGTAGTGGATCTTCAGCCGCAGTTTGTGCCTCTGCCGGAGCTTCGGCGACATCTTCTTCCGAGTCAGATTTGATTCCGGCATCGACCAGAAGTGTTTCCAGCATTTCGTACGAGGCTTTGACCTGAGTGCAGATCTGGGCCAGTAAATCTGCGGTTGTTTGCGAGATCTTTCGCCCTGATTTATAAGACGAAATGGAGGTTTGTTCGTTTGCTCCGAGCGCGACTGGGGAAATTTCCAGAAGTTTAGCCCGTTTGATCAGTCGTGAGCCTGGTTCGGATCGCATCAACTCTTCTTCGGATGGGCTGTATCCAGCCTTTTTCCAATAGTCAAGAGTCTCTTTCTTAGTCATCCGCTTGACTTGCAAGGGGATAATCCCTACGGACAACTCTTTAACGACCCCTGAAGCGATGAGCTTGCGGTCTTCCTGTGCTTTGACTGTGTCTACTAAAATGGCTTCGAGGAATAAGCCTTTGGCATCTTCAAAGAGTTCGACAGGCTTACCGATAGGGTTCGCATGGTCGTGATTCACTCCACCGATAAACCCTTTGGTGAGGAACCTTTGAATGTCTGCCTTATAAGCACCTGGGGCGATAATGTCGCCATGATAATCAAGGAAATGAAATGTCGATGCGTAGCCAGCAAACCCGCCGGAATCGGAATTATCGACTCTCGGAGCTGGGGCCAGCTTGTAAACCAGGCTTAATTCCGGTTCAGACAACGTGTTTTCCTCGAAATAGACGTGTACTCACTCATACATATTAACAGATAAACAAACATTGATGCAAACTAATTATTTTTTCTCCTCCGGTGCGTAATCTGCTGCCCGAAATACGCTGACAGTCTTGAGATACCTATCGTGAGTCTGGTCGGATAGAAGGAGTTTCAATGCCTGGCGAAGTTCGTCCATGACCAGGTCGTCATCTGGGCTGAGGGATAGTTGAGATGCGTGCAACCAGACACCCAGAAGCGATTGCAATCGGGAATGATGGAGGATGCAGGATTGGAAGCCTTCGTTTTCCTGGGAGTTGAAATCAAGCAGGATATCGTCGATTTCTGGCTTTTTAAGGGTTTCGTTATCGTCGTCTGGATCGTGCAACATATTTTATGGTCCCGACAACCAGAGCGATGATGTTCAAAACCAGATACAACCCGAATCCCATGAGTACCAGAACCCAGAGGATCTCTACCAATTGAGTTTCGCCCAGGGGATTTCTTTGCGTGTCCAGCCAGCCAGATTGCTGAAGGCCCAGGAATCGCCCTCTTTAAGCATGCTTTCCGCAGTTTTCTTGCGGATCTTATAGCTTCCAGCGGGCATCCAGTCGGGTTTTGGGCCTGAGATCCAGTCGTTACCCCAAGAGTTGAGGACCACTGCGGACTCGTCTGAGAGGTCAATGCCGATAATGATCTGCTGATGCGACCATGAGCCTTTAGGAGCGGAGAACCCGTTTGCATCACGCTTGTAGCTGAACCCCTGGTCGGAAGCGACTGTGACGGGATAGCCGGAGGTGATTGCACTGACGAGTTCGTCCCAAGAGTCAACCTTGGCGTAAGACTTGATTGGGTGGAGCTTTGCCGTTGGTTCGAGGTCGTCTGGAACACCTTTACGGGCATAACTTGAGCAGCAGAGGGCGGCACTGTATTTTGTAAGATCTACGGATGCATATTTCTTACGAGGGAGAACCCCATATTTCTGCAAATACTGAGCTGCCCAGGCTCCGACAGAGCCTTCCCCTGAAAGTCTTCCACCACCGATTTCGACACGGCTACCCCAGTAGATGGACATGCAGTCGAGGCGACCTGGGTTCTCAGCACCGTTATCTGTTATGTCTTCGGCTACAAGGATTTCTGCTGCCATTCCAGCGCCGTTGGCAACGCATGAGCCGCATGAGCCTTGATTGTAGATCCATTTGTCTTTGCCCCAGACCATGTCCATGTACTTTGTCAGTATGACAGGCCCAGTGGGAGTGGAGTCCATGAGGTGGGGAGCAGTCGCGGAAAAGCCTTGAATTCCGTTTTCAGAGACGATTCGGGCGACTTCCTGAGGATCTTTGTACCAGCCGAAGCCGAAGTTGAGGGCATCGTAAGGTGTCATACGCCACACATCCCTTCACATTCAGATGCAAACGAGAAAGCTGATTGTCCTGCCGCAAATCTTGTGTCTTTCTCGAAATCGATCTGGTCTAAAGGCTTGCAGTACCTATGTATCCAAAGCTGGTCACGCATACCTTGATTGCATCTCATTGTTTTATCTCGCAGCAAGCGGTCAACTTCTACAGCCTGATTCCATGACTCGGGATCTTCGGTCTTCATCCGCTGCCACTCCACATTGCTGTGATAAGGGCAGAACGTGCATGCTGAACGTGGAGTAACGTGCGGAACCCCGTAATCTTCAAGCCACTTGACGCAGTCGGATCGGCTCATTTCGAGTTCGTAGAGCGGGAATTCGACTTTCCATGGCTTATGGGCATGGTTTCTTTGAACGCTGAGGACTCGCTTTTGTTCATCATAAGACAGGCCGAAACTTTGGATTATCTCTACGTCTTTGGGAATTCTGCCCCACTTTGGTAAATTCAAAATGTCACGGCGAATTGCTTCCTCAACGACAACGATTTTGTACTCATTCGTGCATTGCCTTCTAACGACACCACCCAGCTTACCTTCGTCGCCCGTGAATGCTGGAATTGAGATATACCTGTGACCATCCCCGTTTATGCCGTTTTTGATGTTATCAATTAAACTGCCTCGGCTCCTGACTATCACTGGATAGCTCAGTTGGCTTTTTAGCCATTCCAAGTGCGAATACACGGATTTAGGCTCGGATTGAACATCAGCAAAAACAGCGTAATCGTACTTAGGAATCTCGCCAGTTTCTGCCATCAAAGCGAGCGTGGTTGACTGAACTCCAGCACCTAGATTGAGTATTCGCATTATTTGCTCAACTCCTCACAGGCCTTTTTGATTTCAGCTAACGCTGCCAGCAGTTCTTCGCGTGTCTTGTATCCCTTGCTTGCAAGCAGATCGCCAAGAGCCACGCCAGACCAATAAGTCCGAATCCCATTATCTTCAGCACTCTTCGCCAATATTCCGATGATCTGGGCCATGTCCAGGCCCAACGCTCCAGCCTGTGCTTCAGTGATCTGTATCGATTTGTCGAGGGCTAATGCCCCTTGCTTGCGTTTTGCCTTGTCGGCCACAGTAATGATCACGATGGACCAGAACTCGTTTGCAAGGCCAGTCAGGTGCGGTGGAACAGGTTTCCTCTCGGAGTCGGGAGATTCCTGACCGTCGTAAACCTTGACTGTCCCAGAATCCTTGCCGATAACGTAAGTTCTACCGCGATCCACAAAAACAATGGAAACCTCCTGAACCGGAGGCACATTGAAAGAGGGGATCGAGGTTTGCCCAAGTAGTATCAGTGCAGCTAGAAGCATCTCAATCCCACCCTTCCGGCTTATCCTGGTGTTCCCACTTCTCGTACCAGTCGTCATCCATGGACCAGTAGAGACACAAGGACAAGCCGATAAAAATTCCGAACGTGATGTAGAGGAGGATCATACGCCCGCAGTGGCTATGGCAACGGCTCTGGAGATTGAGTCTTCACGCTGCATCATTGCAGCTTTGACGGTCTCTTCATTGAGGCTCACAACTTCTCCGCTGGCAAGCTGTTGGAGCAATTCTTTGATCACTTCCACGATCAGTGGAGTCATCAGGCGTATGATCAGTGTGGTAAACATTATTTGCACTTCCCGTTGGGACACATATAAATGAATTGTGGAGAACGCTTTTTGAATATTGGGCGAAACAGGGGCTTTGAGATCGATTCAACGTAGATGATTTTAGGCTCGAAAGCCTGTTGAACCTGAACCTGTACAGTAGATGCGATGGTATTGCACTGGTTGCCTGGGCAGGAAGCAGCGACGAAGACAAGGGCTTCAGCAAACATGAGGATTCACCTTTCGAGTGATGACTTAGATAGAGGGACTCGCTTGACTGGCCGACACTTAGATCACCTTACCCTTCTTGGGACAGAGGAGGTTCCTTGAGGTCGATTGTCTTGTCTTTTTCAGCCGATGAGGACTTGGATTTTGGGGAAGGGTGCTTTTTCACCCTTAAGCTCGTCACTAATGCCGCAGACGCATAGATGACAGCCGCAACGCTGTACAGCAATTCGGCCCAGCTTAGATCGATGTTCACCAGGTTTGCCCCCACCCAGTTTGTCGCGACAGCAAGTGGGCCGATCACCCATCCCACACTGGGATTCAGGAGTACGAACGATGTGGGGTCGGGCAATTGCATCGGCAACATCTTGCGGTTTAGGTGTGCGGTGCGGTCGGACACGAATACATATAAGCATATTATAACCTGTTAGCGGCCTTCCTGTAAATACTTCATTCCCACCTGGCGTGCCTTCAGCATGGCAGCTATCGCTGAGGCAATTGAAATGATGATTGCTGACGCTGGGCCAACATAGATTTTACTGATATTTTCGAGCAGGAATGCCAGAACAGTCAGCAGCAGAGCAGACATTGAGCCAGTGCCAAAGGCTTTCAGCAGCGTGAGCTTAAGCTCTTCCACGTTGATGTAGCCTTCAAGACTTGGCATTGCCCTGAGCTTGTCGTTCCCCATGTCAATCTCCTTGTGGTACGTTGAATCCAGACTTGGTCATATGTTCTGATACGGATACGATTCCTGAAGCATTTGTTACGTATACTTCTGCGAGATAGCGAGCAAATGTCTGCTGGAAGACCTGCGTGGTTGTAATTACCAGCTGTTTGCCTGAGAGCAGTGTTTCCAGTTCAGCTTTTGCTCGTATGCCGTCTGCTGCGTGAGCTTTGCGTAACTCTGGGGCGTTATAGCCTTTGAACCGCACATGCTGCCGTGTTCGCACGTCAAAACCCAAGTCAATCAGCAGGACAGCGGTGTCGCCGTCGATGATGCGTTCGAGCCTGGCTGCGTAGGTGTAGTTGACGACTGGGTTCATTCTGTGACCTTTTTGTGCTGATTAGCCAGAAAATAGCCTCGGCCTTCATCTGTGATGCGACCGTTGACCACAAAGCCCTGTTCCTCAGCCCATACGAGAGCATCTTTTGCGGACACTCGATCCATGTTTGTCCAGTACGTCCAGCCGTTTATCAAGTTGTTCAATAGTAGCCAGTGGTATGCAAAAATCAGATGAATCGACCTATCAGGATTGCCATTGCTGACAGAATTCCCAATATCCACGTTTGAGGTTCTGGTACAGTATTTCCAGTGATCTGGAGCGACAAGCCTGTCGTGTTCTGCGCCCAAGCAATTGGGTTATCTGCTGATATACCAAGGTAATAGGTCGTGTGCGGAACCATCGGGATGTCGAGGTGGAAAGATGGTATGTTAGAGAACCCAATTAGGGTCACTTGGTCGGATGGAGTGTATTCAAGTCGCATCTCGGTCATCCACCAATCGACAGGCTTTTGAGCCACGACATCGTAAAAGGTCAGGTACAGGTTCCCCGTGAATCCGGCTGGCTTGTAAATATTTAATCTGTAATCCCAAAGCTCGGTGGAGTCGCCAGAATTGAATGCCTGATATATCCACTGGTCCTTGCCTGTATAGACAAGCCCCGTGATCGGATCGGCGAGGTTGTCAAATAGTATCTCCGAACCTTGTATCGGCAGTGCCAGAAATAGCAGGAGCAGCAACTTTTTCATGATGTTCCGTTCGCGCTTGATGGTATCGCCCACAATACGGGCATTTCAGATGTGAATTGGGCGGGTGTTGGAACAGTGCGAAGTCCTGCCAGAACGTCCGTTTCGATCTTATAGGCAACGGCGTAGCACTGTTCACGGAAGGTCTTGGCTGCGGTCCCGTCTGCTGCCCACTGTGGAACGGTGCTGTCTGACCATGTGATCGCCGTCAGGATAGAGTCGAAGTCACGGGGTGCAACCTGGGCGTCCATGTGCTGATCTAAGAGTTGCTTCAGCATCACCTTTTGCGAGATTAGATAGCCCATTTGCTCATCGGGCGTGAGCGTGACCACAGTCCATGTTTCGGTGACCTTCACGCCTACCAGTTGCAATTTCTGATCCAGTCGAGTTGTGGCTGGATTGATTGTCGGCTTGACCGAAGGCGTGTAAGGGTAGAACCCGTATTGCGTGAGGATGTCAGTATCCAGCGTGTGGAAATTGCTGACGTTGGCGAAGGTCGTTGGCAACACTTGAGGTGGGCTGATTTGACCGTTTTTGACTTGGCAGAATTGCATCTAGAGCCTCAATAGTTGGGGTACGGGGCTGTTGGTACGGTGATTGTGCGAGCGTATTTGGTGATGCGGAGGTCGTCGATGTAGCCTTGGAAATAATTGAAGAATTCTTGGCCGCCATAGCCAATGTAGATTGGTTGCGTCGTGAAACCGATGTTTGTGCTATTCGTACCAGAACCAGATGCAACTCCATTGATGTACCAAGTCCAAGTCGTTCCGCTACGCACAAAAGCGATGTGTGACCACTGATTCACAGCAACAGCCGAAGTGGCCTTGGTGTAGATGTTGTTGCCGTTGGTGAGTCCAAAGAAGTGGCAGTTAGGAGTGAGCGTATCCAAAAACACTACAAACTTTGCAACCGCGCCTCCCCCAGCACTAATTGCATAGATACCTAAATTTCCGCTGGCTGATCGCGTTGGGTATACCCATGATTCGATTGTAAAATCGGCTGTGCCAAAGCTAAACGCAGCAGTTGTAGGTGGGAAAATATAGCCTGCCGTACCATCAAAAAATCCGCTAGCCTCGCCAAACTTACTCTGGGTTGTTGAAATAGTTGGGGTTCCAGACCTGCTTATCGCCATCGCATTCGGCCCAGAATCCACAAAGTTGGTCGATCCATTCGTGCCATCCATGTGCAGCAGGAGCGAAGTGTAATCGTAGTAAGGGTCGGCCACCGTAGAGGATGCGGTTGTTGGCAATGCTGCTGTGGGAGGCGTGAAATTGGAGACGTAGCGAGCGAATCGGGAGATGCGGAAATCGTCGATGTAGCCATTTACAGAGACAGTGTTGTTAAATGCTGCACCAATTCTTGGACTACCAGTATTCAGAGCGTAATTGTTTGTGTCATCGTAACTTGCCCCGCTCTGGACGCCGTTCACATACAGCTTGGTTGTGCCTGAATATCGGACTAAAGCGATGTGATACCAAGTGTTTGCCGATAAGGTTGAACCAGTGATCCTGTCTGCACCAACATAATACTTTAAAACACCTGCTGATGACATGTAAATTGCATTTGAAGCCGAACCGATTTTATCGACAAGATTTTGCTGTACGCTTACCGTTAACGGGTAATACCAGAACTCAATCGTAAAATCGCCTGTCCCGAACGCTGTTGCAATGCCTGTACCTGAAGTATCAAGATAGTCACCCGACCCATCAAAATACCCGCTCGCTCCACCATACTTGCTCTGCGTTGTGGATATTTGGGCGTTACCGACTGGAGTCACCGCCAGTGCATTTAAACTGCTATCCGTGAACGTGGTCGATCCATTAGCCCCATCCATGTGCAGGAGCAGAGAGACGTTAGAATAGTATGGGTCGCCCGTTGCCGTCTTTGTGGTATTCCTGATGATATTTGAGAGCATTAAAAATTCTGCCCTCCCACGTAACCCGTCCAGCTTGTCCCACCATCGCTCGAAAAGAATGCAAACGTGTCGATCTTGCCAGAAGTCGATGTCAGCGTTGGAGCCGTGCCACCCGCCCACTTGATAGCCGCTGGCCAAGTCACTGAACGTGGCGTTCCGTCTGCGGTAAAGATCAAAGTGAATGAAGCACCGGAACCGCTTGCAGGGACGTTTGTGATGTTTATGGTAGTGATCGCTGCGTTGAGGCTGACCGTGAAGATATTGGATGTTTCGAGATTGAGCGTGAGCGTGCCGGATGTGATCGCGGGGCTGGAGATGGTCTCTGAATAGTCCCGAAGTTTAGCCCGAATCAGTTCCGTGTCGAGCAGATTCTGCGGCCCCGTCAGGTCGCTGTAGGCTTTCGCGGCTGCGTAGCCGAGTGCCGACCATGCCGGGCCAGTGCCAATTTTGTATTTGCCGGTGTCAATTTCAAAGCCGATTTCACCGGATGCCAGTGTGGTGTTGGCGGATGTCCATGCTGCGGCGGTGTCGCGTCTGACTTGAATTAGTGCCATTAGTTTGAGGTTGCACTCCCGCCGTCGTAAGAGCCTGTGTTGGTGGTCAAGGCTGTGCCGCCGTCAATGGTGGCTGAGATTGGGGCGTAACGCCCGTCGGCATAGTCGCGAGTCAGGATTGAATTGGCTGACCAGACTGTGACGTTATTCAGCGTGGCGTTGGCTGATGAAAGGTTATAGCTTGCGGGTGTCATCCTGATCTCGCAACCGTCGCCCGTGTCGTCAACCGCATACATCACTGTGGATTGCGGAATATCGTAGATCGCGTAAAGCGGCGTCCCGTTGGCATCCACTTCACCCGTTGGGAGATTGGCTTCGTAATATTGCCATCCACCGACACAGAATGTGCCGTTGCCCGCTCCTGCGAACGATTGGATCACGCCTTTGTGTTTTGAGGTGTAGACGCTCATGTTAGTTCAACTTCTGAAAAGGGGCGTAGAGTTTATCGCAGGTGTCTTTGTTCATGATCTGGAGCGGATTAATCCCCGCTGGAGTGTTGGCGGTGACACCAGGCGGAAGCTCGACTGTTGATTTCCCCTGAATAAAAACGCCGGCTGTCGACGCACCAATCGAGCACTGCGAGAACTGGTCTGTGTAATAAAGCAGCATGCCGCCGAAAGTCGTGCCGAAACCCATGTCCCTGTAGGGTGTGCCGTTGGCGTAACGGATCGTTGATCGCAGGTTTATAGCACCTGAAACATCGAGATCGTTCTGCCGCCAGGCTGAACTTGCGGTGCTGTTCGGATCGTAGTAACGGGATCCGACTACCAATGCTGTCCCAGTTGTGCCAGTAATGTTCGATACGCCGGAATATTGCTGATACTGTGCCGAGCCAATAGCGTACGACTTTGATATTCCGTAAATCGAGCGAGTTGTATTTGGGCTGGAATACACGCCTTGTGATACTACCGTTGGCACGTTTGCAACACCGGAAGTAATGCCATTGGCGAGTGGGAAGTAATTCCCCACTGCCTGAGCCGACAGCAGCCCGTTGGCGTTGATCGACAGATTGTCACCAATAATGACCCCGCCAAGGGTGGTGGTGGTCGCTGGGGCGAGGATTGAGCCGGGGCCTTGTGGCCCTGTATCGCCCTTGGGACCTTTCTCGGCAATTCCAACCGTAACTCGACCTGCGTCCTGGACAGGAACTTGCAATCCCGTGTGGTTTGCAGGAGAAACAACAACATTTATGGGGGGTTCAAGTCGAACCCTGACTTGGATTGGATCAGCCACGGGGGATCACCAGAAAATTGCCAGCGAGACGGGTTTTCGTGATATCGCTATCCGTAAACGTCATCCACCACTTATAGCTTCCTGCTCCAGCCGCAGTTGTCTGCGAATCGGACCATGTGACCGTAACCTTCCCTGTGGTAGAATTAGCCGAGGTCGTTGCGTTGTAGGTCAGGTTGGAAGTCTTGAAAGCTGCCGCAAAAGTCATGTTGGCTATACTGATTACGCTGGAGCAGTCTGTTGCGGGAGTAACCGTGACTACCATCTGTACATCGTCTCCGGCGACTGCCGAAATATTGAGCGTTGCGGGGAGTTGGATGAAATCTGCCACCTTAGGAGGCCTCCTCGATATCTGACCAACCCTCGCGTGATTCGTATTCGTCCAGTTCTGCCATAAGTCCTACGAAGGACTGAGCCAATGCCTTGTTCATGCCTGACCGACTGGGGCTAAGGGAATCGCTGTTGCGTTCACCTTCGATCTTGGATCGTTCGCCCGTACTGGCAGGAACTTTTACCGATCCGATCTTATCTCCTTCAGAGACCTTACCTTGGGCTGGATCAGCCTGGGGTAGAATCTCGTTGCGAATCTCATCCCTGGCGATCCCAAGCGAGTCAGCGTCTGGTGAATCAGATTTGCCGTAGCCAACGATATCGCGAGACTCATTAATAGTGATAACTCCACCACCAAGCAGACGAATCGCACGATTGGCAGCAATCTGTTCACGGTCGTCAAGCTCCTCGACGGGCGAATAATCGTACGAAAATTTGATCCGACCGTTCCTGACTTCCTCGGGATCTTCAAAGTCGATCAAAAGCTGGTGGGTCATTTCATCGGCAAAGACCTTCTGGAGCGGGATCAACCCGTGGACATAAGCGGCCCTGATCGCATCTGCGTAGGTTCCGTAAGCACCGGCATTATCTGTATTCAGGCCTAAAACGGACGTGTTCAAACCCATGGCGGCGAGGACTGTTGCCTGGGCAGCTTTCGGGATATCGACCAGACCGATCTCCTCAGGTGTGAACCCCATTTTATGGAGTTCGTAAGCACCCGTGAGAACTGTTGGGTCTCCACGCTGGTCACCCGAGAGGGCATCCTTGAGCCGTAGCTTGATCGCCCTTGCATCGTCCTCGGAAACGGTGAAATCACCCTTGGGGGTAGCGATAAGCCCAGGGACAGCAAAATTGCGAAGCAGAGAGGCTGTATAGGTTGCTGCCTCATTAAGAACGGCAATCTCACGCACATGGGCGACCAGAGGACTCCAGCCGACCCGATCCTGATCCATGTCGATATACCGACGGATGTGGATCACTCGATCTGCAGGAACGTCGAGCATTTGCCCATTAATATTGTATCGCCAAGAGGTTAGGTATTCCGAACCGTCGGTGGGATAGAGCGGAGAGACTTTATCAGCCCTCCAGATCTTCAACTCCACTGGTTCGCCCAGGCGGTTCCTGATCTTCTCGATCCAGACATTACCGTAACAGCTCGCGTCCCTGACATATGCACCGACAAACGCTGCTTCGCCCACATAAGGGTGAGGACGACGTAACAATGTTAACGCAGGGTGGTTATGGATTGGATCTTCGATTCCTTCGTCATCCACCCGCACCACTTGCAGATTCGGTACGGACCAGTTTCTGGCAAGCCAGTCGATACCTGAGGCGACCGTGGAATTCTTCCATAACCCCTGGGCAAGCATCGGCGTGTAATCATATGTCGTTCCAGGTAGCCAGACGCTGTATGGGCGATATCCACCACCCATCCCACCCCAGCCGGAGTAGGGCGTTTTACCGCGAAACAGCGATTTGAACGATCCATATAATCCCATATACATATCATAACATAAGCGAGTTTGGATGAGAGTTTTTTTTATTTTTTTATATTTTGGTAGTGAGGGTGATGCCGACACGCCTGGAGCGGTGGCTCGGAAAAAATCGCGAAAAAACGTCTCGTAAACCAAGTGTCCATGTCATGAAAACACCTTGGAAACAAGTAAGACCTGCCCCAGCGGGCAGGTCCTGAAGCTTCATCATCAAACAAGTAAGACCTGCCCCAGCGGGCAGGTCCTGAAGCTTCATCATCAAACAAGTAAGACCTGCCCCAGCGGGC